GCAGATCCTGCTGGACGCCTTCCAGAACTGAACCACCCTTCATCAGGAAGCAGCGGAACTCCTTGACGTGGGTTGCCGTGCCAGGGATCACAGTGTTGACCTGTGGGTCCATGATCACGTTACAGCCAGCAAATTCGCCGATGCTGCGTGCGCCGACGCCTACGCCGCCACCGCCCCAGGTCACTGCGCCAGAAGCGGCTAGTGCAGAGGTGCTGAAGGTAAGAAGGCCAACCTGATACAGGTAGAAACCAACGGATGGGTGGACAATCAAGGTGTCCAGCTCATCGCCACGCTCGCCAAGGGCAGCGCGGGCCTCAGCCAAATTGGCTGCGGTCAGGAAGTTGGCTTCGGCTTGGCCTGAAGTTGCTGCAACTGCCTTGTCCAATGAATGGGCAGACAATGCTGTTCCAAACAAACCAGCAAGCTGGGAGAACAAGCGTGCGCTGTTCAACTTGTTGATTGCATCGGCAAGCTGGTTGCGGATGTGAAGCATTGGGTCTTCGCCCGCTGCCAACATTGCAACGTCATCCACTGCATACGCGAAACCGCGGTGGCAGATGGAAGCGATCTGGGTTCCGGTGCCGATTTTCTGTGGAGTCAGGTAGCCAGCGGTGCTTGTGCCCCACGTAGCTGTACCATCCATGATCTCCTCAGTTGGAGATACTGGATTGAACTCAGGGACTTGAATGCGGGTGCCGCCTTCGCGGGCATCCAGCAATGGATTACGGACAACAGCGCCAGACTTGATGAACAAGCTGCGCTCTTTTACTGCCTCAGACACATAGGTGCTGAGATTATTCCTCTTTACGATGTCCGCGAGAAGGACACCGCCGGAATAATTCTGAAATGGTGCGGCCATCTTAGAAAACCAACGTTAAAGGTGTGTGCGGGGTCCAAGCCACGGACTTGGTGAGACAAGCCCCACCGGGGCTACAAAGAAGCTTCCCTTTCCAGCACAGCTGCAAGTTCGGGCTCCTCTGCTTTTAGTTGCATTTGTCTCGTTATGTTAATACTACCGGCCTTGAATGGATTAGCCATTCCAGGGGCAATGGCAGAATTTGGCGTCGGCTTGGCCCCCATGCCAGCGGCACTGCTGGGCTTGAAGTGGTGCTCAAAACCGGAACCAGGATTCTTTAAATTGCCTAGATAGTTAGTAATATCCTGCTCGACACCTTTGTCCAAAATTACAACGTCGCCGTTGTCCTTTTTGTGCAGGTTGTTTTGTACCAGCTGCAGCATTTGCTCGGCGTTGATGGCACCGGCTCGGCTGATTGCTGATAAGGCACTGGTACGCATGGATGCCTCTTCATTGGAGACTTTCATGTCTGCCAGCTGCCGCTCCAATGCACTGATCTGGGTGTCCTTTTCTTGGGCGCTTTTGTTAGCTTCCTCCCAAAGGTCTTTCCATTGGCCTTGGTCTTCCAGCGTTTGCTTGCGCTGGTCGTCCTGCTTTTTGTAGACATCGTCCAGCTTGGATTTGATGCCTTGGAAACGTTCCTCGGCTTCAGTTGCTTGCACTTTTAATGCAGCAAGCTGGGTCTCATACTCGGCTTTTACAGCAAGCGCAGGGTCTGGTTGCTGTGGAGCGGTGTCTGCTGCAGCCACGGGCTGGTCAGGACTCGCCACGGGCGTTTCCTGGATGACGTGCTCTTCCATAGTCAGAAGTCAAAAGTAGAGGTAGGGGTTTCTTCCGCAGGCTTTGATGGCTTGCGCTTACGCACAGCTTTACATACCTCGGGTTCGGGTTCGGGTTCTGGCTGGGGTTCGCGTAATTCCACGAGTTCCCACACTTCGGAACCGTCAGGTTTCAGTACTTTTTCTAGTGACTTGCCCATGTAGGCATACTCCATGTACTTGTTTAGTCTACTTGTGTAGTTTACAAGAAACTAAAACGTTCCTTCGTCAACCCCATCAACAGATACAACGCCGTTGGTGATGTCAACGCCTGCACCAGCGGTTAAAACTGCGTCACTGCCGCGTGGAACCGTGAAACTTAAAACTGCCGCGTTGCTTGTGCCACTGTTGGTTACTGTGGCGTTCGTTCCAGCGGCACCTGTGGTTGTGCTGCCGATTGATATTGTTGCGGCGCTGCCTGTAGCGCCCTGAGCTCCGGTAGGGCCTTCGGGGCCTTGTGGACCTTCGGGGCCTGTAAGTCCTTGGGAACCTGTAGCGCCTGTTGGTCCGGTGGCTCCAGTGTCCCCAGTTAAACCTGTAGGGCCTGCAGGTCCAGTACTGCCTTGTGCTCCTGCAGGACCAGTTTCACCTTGGAGACCTTGGGTGCCTGCAGGCCCAGCAGCACCTGTTGCTCCTGTTGCACCGGCTGGGCCTGTTGTACCGGCTGGGCCTGTTGTACCTGTTGCGCCTGTTGCACCTGCCGGTCCAGCAGGTCCGGTGGCACCAGCAGGGCCTTGGGTACTTTGCGCAGATGATGCTTGAGTGCCACTAATTGTTAGTTGCGTGTTGCGTATATTGCCCTTTGGATCTTTCGTTCCAAGGCCGACAGCGGTATTAGTCCAGCCACTCTTGGTGCGTGGGCCGTAAAGCTGCTTGGTTTTAGTGTCGATGTACCAGTCGCCTGTGTCGCCTTGGTCTGTTGGAGGGCCTTCACCTGAAAGCAGGCTGCGAACTTGGCGCAACTTTTTTGACAGCTTTACAAGAGCCGCCAGTTGCGCCAAAGTTAGTCCGGGCTGAGAGGCCATTACTTATTCAGTAAGCGCTTGGATAAATCGTTCCAGTTGGTCCGTGCTTGGGTCGGGCTCACTTTCCTGAGTTTCGGTGTCAGTGCTTTGTTTTTCGCCGGCACTGGGGAGAATTTCACCTTGGACAAGGATTTGACGGAATTCGTCGCGTCCCAGCACGCCTTGCTCGAACAATGCCGTTAGTGCCGTTATGTCTTGGCCGATTAAACGGTCGATGTCAAAATCGCGGCTGATCTTTACTTCGGGTGGTTCGATTCCTACATAGTCGGCGGCTAAATTGAATGATTTTTGTAAGGCTTGTTCCAGGTCCAGAGATACCATTGACAGCATTGAATTTGTGTCGACACGGTCCAGGCGGCGGGCGTCGGCAGATTCGGCAACAAACTTTTGTTGGCTTAACGTGCTGATGCCAAGGGTGGCCATCTGCATCTGTAGCTCGCGGATTTCGTTGGATTGCGCTTCAAATGCACTCGCAGCGGGTTCGACGTAGTAAACCTTGTTGCCTGGTTGCGTGGCCATGGCGTAGTTGACGCCGACAGCCATGTCCTTGGTTTGGTCGTCCCAGCCTTCGAGAACTAGCGTTGGCTGGCTTGCAATGTGCAGACTGTGGATTAGATCGGCTTGCCGCTGGAAATGGGCCAGGTTTAAGTAGGCAATGTCAAGTAAGGGCGGCTTACTTGTAAGGGTGTCTACTTTGCCGGAATATGCTGTTACTAGAGGGATTTGACCCAGGCTGTAGTCGCCTGATTCCACTAATTCGTAGTCCGAGGTGGCGTCCGTTGCGTCGAAGGCGTTTGGATAGGGGTAGCCGCCCTGCATGTCCTTTTTAGTTTCTACCTGCCGGTAGACGCGATACTGGCCAGGCTCGATTACACGAATCTGGTCGTAAACTTTCTCGCCAAATTCGCCGTCAGGAACTACCGCCTTTTCTTTGATGCGGACTTGTACAAGGTTGCCGTAGTTGACTTCACGGTCCAAACGCCAGCCGTAAATGTTCTCTGGGTCGATTTGAATCCAGTAAGGGCGGCGATTGAGTTCGCGCTCCTCAGCAAGGCTGCGGGCACCCGTGGGAGCCGGAAAATCTACTAATGTATGACAATGACCGTAGTTTAGGGAGCACAGCAGCAGGCGGCGGGCATATTCGTCTAGGTCTGAACCGCAACCATCCACATCCTTTGCGAAAATATCCGTCCAATATGGATCGCCTACCAAACTGATGGGCTTGCGCAGAATAAGTCCTGCGGCGGCACGCACCAGGCGCTGCGTAAATGGTGAAAATACAGCCCGGTTTACACGCGCTAAATACCCCGTGTAGTCCTCGCGGGGTTCGATTGGTAAAAAGGCTTCGCTGTTTTCACGTAGGTATTCCGTCCCAAGGGTTACGGCCTTCATGATTTCCCAGCCCCTCATCATGTCCAACACCGCCTGGGTGCGAGTGAACGGACTGTCTGCTCCACCAATGGTGCTGGAACTTACAAGGTGGGTGCGGATTTGGCCGGGAACTGCATAGGTCATCTAGTTACCATTTCTCGCGATTTGCCCAGTAAGCGGCGGACATTTTACCTCTTTTGATATTAGCGGCGGTGTTCAATCATCGTCGTCCTCGACTTCAATCATTACTTCGATGCCGCTAGCAAGACGCACCATCAGACCTCCGAAATCTTCGGGGTCTTGGGGCGTCATAAATGCAAATGAAGCTTCGGTAACGCGGCTTTCGGAGTCCACCTCAAGGTGGGTGCAAAAGCCGCTGATGATTCGGGTGCCCATTAGCCGTTAAAAGTGACTGCAATGTGTGGCGTGACGCTAGGGGTGCCTGACGTTACTTGGCTTAAACGCACTCGAATTGTTGATGTTGTCTTACCACTGTAGTAGTAGACATATTCGCCAGATGCGTTGATGGTTTTGCTGGTGTCGATTTCGTACCAGCTCGTGCCGCCGTTAAATGAGGCTTCAAAGGCGAGCTTAAAATGGGCTTCTGTGGTGGAATCGAGCGCAAAAACAAACTCTGCGGCGTGCGCATGGATGCGCATTTCGTCGTTAAGGGTGGTCATCGTGCCACCCGTGTACTCAACTACGTTTGTGTAGCGTTTTGTGTCGGTAATGGAGACGATTGCCATTACTTTTTGCCCTTTGGTGTACGTTTTTTGGCCGTTTTGGCCGCTTTTTTGAACGCTCCAGCGGTTGGAGCGCCTTTTGAGCCTGGTTTGCGCATCTTTTCGTCCACGCCACCTTTGATGCGCTTACGTTTAGCGTGGATATTTGCGTAGAGGCCGCGTTTTGCCATGGAAACCGCGATAGCTGTTCATATTCTACTTCTTGGGGCTCTTCTTTCCCTTGGGTTTCTTCTTTTTGCCTTGGCCGTATTGTCCGGGCATTGATTTATACGCTGGGTTCAGCTGAATCAACCTCTTTTTGGGGTGTTATTTCGGCTTCAATTACGTCGCTTTGGGGTAGTTGAGCGGTAACTACTTGTGGTTCGACTTGAATACTTAGTGATGGCACTTGGATGGATACCTGTTCGGGTGTGTTTTCGCCGAGGACACGTCCCAGGGAATCTAGAACTTGGGCCGCGACTTGGTAGTGGCCCTTTTTCATGGCGGCGTGGACGACGCGGAGACGCATGGTTTGGATGCGGCCCAGCATGGCTTCGCGGTCGCGGATCCAGTCCGCTTCGGTCCAGCTTTTTACTTGGTCCCAGTCGCGCCAGGCAGTGGGGATGCTGATACCCTCGCGGGCACTGTGTTCATATACGATTTGGCGCACGCTATGGCCGTCGAGTTGGTGGCGGTACATGCGGCGTTGACGTGCTTCGATGTATTCCTGGGCGCGTTTATCACCACGACTGCGCTTTTTTGGCCCCTCGTAATTAACCATTAGTTTGTGTAGCTCAGTACAACCTATATGAAGTTTTGCCCATTACGCCTGCTTTTGCCAAGTTGAACTGTTGTAGGCATAGGTAGCCGAAGGCGTCAAATGCGTGGTCTACGCCTAAATTTTTGTTCGGTAGGCCCGTTCCAGGGGCATAGGTCAGGCTGCGGAATGATTTGATTAGTTCCTTGCAGCGCGGGTGGATGAAGCAGCGGCGCGTGTTGGTGGCGTCTAGTAAGGCGGTGTTGACGGCGGTGATTTTGTCGCGGATTTTCCATGGGCTGCGTGGTGAACAGACCGTAAAGCCGGATTTGCGCAGGATGTTGTGGTCTGTGACGCCTACGCCTTGGGTTTTGCGCGCACCACCCGTGGGGTCGGGGCAGGCCATGATGCGGCGTTCCAGGCCGTAGCGGCGGATTACTTCTTCCGTGAAATCCCAGGTGGTGGCGCCGCCCGTTAGGTGGATTTCGTCGAAAACGTAGAGGATGTCGTCGGTTTTTACTGCACAGATGCCGGTCATTG